CTAATTGCTTAAATAACATGCGTACTTGAATTAAAAATTCCGGCGCCCCAAAGGGCACCTTGAAAAACTTCAAGTAGCACATTAAGTGCCCTTTGGGGAGTAAAAACTCGTGGTTTTACCACGAGGGTGGCCGCACGCCGACCGTCCTTTAAATATAGTAGAGGACCGGAGCTCCAACAAAAAAGAAAAGATTGAAATCTTCTCCAACCGCTGTATACATATCTGCATTGACACGTCGCTGAGCTGCTTGGATAGCAGCTTCCTCGACAGAATCTGTCAAACGTGGTTGGATAAATGACAACTCTACCATCTCGTTGTTGCTCTCATCGATGGCAATACCGTTGTTGTTCAAATTTCGTGCAACGGCAAAACGCTTGTTTCGATAAAAAGGAACCTCTACTTCAACTGCGCTGTTGGTTTGAACAAAAGTCACTGACCCACCGCCATAAAATGGTTCGGTGCGATTAGCAACCTCGTTTGCGGAAGCATTGAGCGAATTCGTCAATTGTATAATCTCGTTTCTCCAATCACCTGGATCATAATTGACTCGCTGGACCCTCACATCTTCGATGTGGGATGAGCCTGGAAATCGGGTATTACTCCGAATCACAAACTTAAATCTTTGCGAACCGCGCCAACCTACATACGCTCGGCACAAATACTGGCACATGGTCATGTTGACCTCTGGGAAAAAACCAGTTCCATAACGGGACCGCGATGTGCGATCTCCAGGAAACTGGAGCCAAGGCGAAAACTTGGACCTGTATAAATACAGAAACTTATTGACGTCTATGCTAAAAATCTCCCAGTTGAGCAAACAGTAGTACGTGTACCTCTTTAACAGAGACCTGAACGAACTGATTCTTTCACCAAAGAAAACCTTGGGTTTCAACTCGTACATTGTGGGGCTCTGCTCTTCGAATATCGGGTCTGACATCATCAACTCAGGCGCATTCTCCTCCTCGTTGCGCGAATCTGCCTGCCCGACATCGGCTTGACCTGACATACCACTCTGGGGCACGAAAGGCTGCAACTGGACTGCTCCGGCATTCTCGCGCGCTCGAAAGTTGCCTTTCGGCGCAGCTACCTCAAAGTCCTCCCCTGCTGAAACAAAAACCAAAATCTCAATAGCGTCATCCAAATTGGGTGATTTGAGCTCGTTCTGGACCATCACGTTCAAAAATCCATTACAGAACTCAGAAAGATTCTGGATATCTGCTTGATCTCCAGCAGAGGGCCGCGTGGTGGACGCATCAGTCCACTTTGGTTTGCGGAAATGTCTTCCAGTCCCATGAGACTCAAAAATTGGAGACGTCTTCGCATAAGGCGCGGCTTGGGCCCATGGCACAGTGATGGCAACATCACGTGTTTGTGCCAAATCTAAAACGTGCTGGTAAGCAACGTTATAATTCCCAGGTGTCGTCACCGTAGAGTTCGAATACGGATCAAAAGTGATCCGCAAACGACCTCTGTGATAACGAGAGCATACAACCTTGAATCGAAAAGTTATCGATCCAGACCAATATTGAAAAGGTGACGAGGCAAAGGATATAGCTGAGGGGAAAGCCTCCTTGTATGCTGGGGGGCCGGTGATCACGGTTGTGGAATTTAAAGATGGGGTTACTCCCTGGGTATACAAAGTTTCCGATTTGTTGTCGGATGTTGCCCAGTAAAATCTCCCCAGATAAGACTCTTTGCCCGCGATTGAGGCAATTGTGAGCTCATCTATGTTCATCAATCCCACCGTACGAGGATCAACTGTTAACTCCTGTTTGGAAGTCATAGTCAACTTCGTAACCGTGTCTTTGCTGTCGGTGGTAGCGAATTCTCCCGCTGGATGGGGCTTATATCGCTGAATATCATCGACAACGGTTGGTCTAGACCAACCAAAAATGCTCGCAATCCCTGATAGGGCGTTAGCTCCAATCTGCGTAGCCATAGCAAAAGGACCAATAACAGGAATGTCGCTTAGTCTTTGGGCAACTCCGGCCACTTGACTAGCTATATTCTGCACCGGTCCAGGTTTGGCGTACTCATCACCTGCTTGAGGCGTAAATGGAGCCGAAACTGTCGGAATTGAAAGCTCAACGTCTTGGGCGTGAACCCAAACACTGACGTTGACATCACCACTTAAGGTGGAATTGGCATCGTACAAACGAGTAAATGAGTCCAATCGACAATGACCCATATTTTCAAAATCTGCTTGCACGGGAACTCTTATTGCGTTGTCAAGCCACATGAAGGGGACCACTAAGGATCCTCCTTGAGAGGTGGAGGCATCAATCAAAACGTGAGGACGTTGTGAGAGCGTTGTCAACCAAGTTCCGCCGTTAACCAATGAATTCGAGTAATCCACATTGTCTGCGATATTTTGCAAAGGGTTGTAGCTGAGAATCGCACTTCCAAGATGGAAAGGCGTCGCATTAATCTGGACTCGAATCACCAATTTACAGCGAAGCAAATAAAAGTTCGCCAGTTTTTCTTGAACCCTAGGATTACTGAAATAATCGACCCATGGATTAAAGCTTTGATTGATCTCCGCTCCCTGAACCCAATCATAATCTTTGATCAAGACGGGACGGGAGAGAAAGTCAGCCAGATCGGCATCAGCAGGCGAGGCCTGACGATACGTCATGTCATTCTGGCCCATTATCTCAGTTTTATACTGGGGTTCGGCATCAACGAATACGACATTTTCATGCTGTGCCATATCGTTGTCTAGTTGTTGTAGTGTAAATCTGTCGTTCACGCGGTGTTCAGACCCCTGTTCTGCGCGAGTAATAAGGGGAATGGTGGTCAAAATGGGAAGTCCTACTACCCCATGCTAAAAAGCACTTCGAGGATTGCTCGGGAACTATTTCAAACCAAATCCTTCGTAAGTCCTGTGACCAATACGGACTAACGTGTATCTATCTAGTTTGAGGTTTCTTTGCGATTATCCTGGCACGCATCCTGCGCCAGCTTCACGGAGTCCAACCGCCTCCGCTCAAAATAGTCGAAATCGTAGATTCCGGTTGTCTCGAAATATGGCATCATGTTGTGGTGCATGATGATTTCCAATACAATAGCACGATAAAAATCAAACTTTGCCTTGCCGTGTTGGTAGCTCTCAAAGAGAACTGACCGTAAAGCATTGGCAGCTTGCTCGTACCTGTCCACTTTCCGAGAATACACCGATACTGTCAACATCCGGTGTATGGATTTTACATCCAAAGGAGCATATGTCCAGCCATCCCTTACAACAAACCTTCGCTTCAAAAACTCAAGCTCGTCGATAGGGGTAAAAGCTTTGGGTTCAGCTCCCTTGTCTGCCATGGTATATCCCATACCCACTTTTTCCATGTGTTTGGCCATGATCAGGTGGTTGAAGTTCACACCATCTTTGACTCCAGTGATATTGTCATCCCCATAATTTATGGGTTGTACATTTTCATTGAAATCATCAAGTGATCCATTCTCACACAAAAATGCATAACGCTGAAGCAGTGAATTCACAATACAGTTTATCACTACTGTTAGCGGATTGCCCGAAGGATTAGTGGAGATCATCTGGATGAGATCCCCATTGTAGTCCATCGTGCAGTTTGCGGCGTCAGCCGCTATGCAATCAATCACAGCCAAGTCATCGCTTTCGAAATCAGGACTCTGCGCACACACATACTTCATAACATCAAAGGCGGCAGTCACAAGGTAATTGACCATCTTCTTGTCAAACTTCTTGTAATCGCCATCAAAAATGCGCATCTGATTCCTGAGGAAATATTCCCTTAACTCTCCCCACTCCTTAGAGGTCACATCAATACCCACCGCATTCTCAAAGAGAAAATGGTGAGTCTGGAAGACTCGGGTGAAAGTCAAAAGATACATGCGTACAACCAGGCACCACCCAAAGGGGGCACCAGCAAACACGCGTGTATTTCCTTCCTCAATCTTTTCGAATGTCCGTGGCTCGTCTTTCAACGAACCCACAAACACCGGGTTGGCCATTTTCCCCTCTGCATAACACTGCATAATCCTATCGACATCTCTCTCAATCTCGGGGGTTAGCAATGAAGCGTCAGGGGCATACTGGGGTGGATCTGGATCCCTCACGACAAAGTGGCTCTTGGATTTGTTATACGGGAAACCAGCACTCGACTTCAAATTCATGGAATCGATGAACTTTGCTCCTGCATATCCATTCACCGCAACATCAAGAGGTATTTTATGTAGCAGCTTTGTCACCTCGGGGGGGAGATCTCGCAATTTCTCACAAAAATTCTCCACGCACAATCGTAGTTTGTGCATATCGAGGGAAACAGGCTTCACGGCGGCCATCATGTTTTTACGCCACGGGGCATACCCTTTCATGACTGGCGGTCCAAACTCGGGAAAAATATTGTACTTCGCTGCAATAGATGCTCCAATTGCTGGACCAACATACGAGCGAGCACCACGTCTAAACCCTTGGAAAGATCCAAAGACCTTCACGCAACCCTCAGGCAGGTACCTAAATACCGACTTGTGGTGTATTGTGGAGGATAAAATTTTGACATGGTTAGAGCTCCCCAAATCTAGTTCCGCATCACACGGACCAAAATCCAGACCCTCAAAATCCTCCTGAGTGACGAGGGCAGCCATAGCGTACTTACCGTTGTGACCAATGTGCACACCTCCAACGAAAACTCCGTTAGTGGTAAGCAACACAGGTGCTCCGCAATCTCCTGCTTGTGCATCACCAGTGTACAGAGCAACCTTCTCCATCGATCCCTTGCCATACAGCACTGAATCAAATATCATGGAAGTGATACTCCGATACGACTTTCCTCCAACCAACTCAAACTCGCGTCCCACACTGGATGTGCGAAAACACTTTGATGAGCTAAAACTAGTTGGACGCAGAGGAAAAAACTTAGTAAAATCTCTCACATTACGCGCTGATCGAATCCGAATTAACGAAATGTCACGACCAACAACGTCCCGCCGATCATTTTCAGTGAGCTGAAAAGAATGGCTAAAAGTAAGATGATTGTTTCCAAGCTGCCGGTACTGGTAGTCGGTGCCAACGTCCAAAAAATGGGTGGGGACAGCAAACCATTGTCCACCCAAAGGGGTGGCAAAAACAGATGCTGTACCACACGTCAACACCAACGTGTACTTGCGGATCGACTCGGTCAAATTCTCGAGGGTTGTTGTTTGAGTAGCTTGTGTCAAGAATGGAACATCAGGCACCATATCATTGGACCTCCATGGGTTTTCCTTCTCATCACCTGAAACAGGAGCTGAAAATTCACCCCCTTGGGGGGCAAAAGGAGCATATGAGGGAGACCGCAGGACACGCATAATGGCGTATCCCGCTATCAATCCCAACAAAAATTTGTGTCGCCGCGTTAATTTAAAAGTCTTCGCAGCAACCAACTCCCCGTACTCACGCCATGGAACCAACGTGTGATCATACCAAGCTGTAAACCTATACGACCACAAAAGCAACTGCCTGCGCACGAATCCAAATTTGGAGACATTGGAGGACCGAGACCCAAGAGTCAGCAATAGAGCTGACACAAATTTCGGCCCTACGTCTTTTGTGGCAGGTATAAAACCCAAATGGTCGCACAAGTCGTAAAGCTGGGCACGGAAACACCAGGCAAACACCACACAAATAAACGGTGACAAAGTTGCCAAAACAACAAGAAACGCTACAGTCCACGACAGAAAGGTGAACGTCAAATACCACGGTAGTGCAAGCATCCCCATCTGTGGTTCAAACGGGGCACTGCACACTGGACATGATGTCGTTAGACAATGATGTTCACAATAGAAATCACCATCCAGGAGTCCTTCAACTCTCTCCTTGCGCTGTTGATTTTTAGCGATATGCTGTTTGATCTCCTGCGCGATGAAAAAAGTTGCTTTCTCATACGGCACGCTGTCCTCCGTGGTGAACACGCTTCCATCCGGCTGGGGATATTCTTTCACTGGGACGTGGTGTCCACCCCAACCATCACCGGAGCTCTTGATCTCGTAGCGTTGGACGCTCAAATTCCAAGGGCTCAGTTGTTGTTCTGGCGTCAAGTCATTCCGCAGCTTGAGTGTGTCAGGGTAACACAACTCTCGCTTTGGCGTGACCTCCACATGTAAGTTGAACCGTCGCATTACAGCCTCCACCGTGCGAAACGTGGTGGAAGCCCCAGCATCTTTGATGTTGGAAGTCGCTATGAGCATTTTAGGCTCACATGCATACTTTCCTTTTTCCGTAACATCGGACTTTTCGGGTACCATCGAAACAGTATTCACCACTTGAATAAGTAGCGTCAACAGCTCGTCAACTACCTTCGAATCCTTACGAAAACACCCAATATCGTCGAACAAAAAGTAAATCTGTCCAACAAAATTGTCCCAGTACTTCATTGCTGAATTCGGGGAAAAGACGTTGTTCTCCCCAGACCAATTGGCCATGGGGTCGACACTGGAATGCAAACGAAACAACTTGTAACACAAATCCGTTTTTCCACACTCAGGTGGACTGGTGAGCAAAATGGTAAACGGCGGGTCTCGACTACGCTGATTCCTTTGCCACGACTGAACCTTCATCAACAGGTCCAGCAGTTTTTCATGAAACCGAACGTAAATTGGCTCCCTTTTTCCAAGTTTGGCAGCCATATCGATCAACTCCTTAATTTCAACCAGTTGGTCAAAAGCGTTCATCATATTTCGTTTATCGTCATCAATAATCGTGGTGTACCTATCGTAAAATGAAGCGAACTTATCTCCCCCAATTAAGAGTTCAACATCGTTCTCTCCGTACTTAAAGTACTTCCACCCATACCGAATCAAATCAACGACGTAATCCATCAGTTTTGTAGAATCCCAATCGGAATGCTTCTTCCTAAACGATCGCTCCTCAAACTTATCGAAACCCAAAATGTCAAAATCTATGCCAATGTTTTTCAAAATCCCCTTACAAAGAAGGAACCTCAAAACATACATGACATTCGACTCTGACACCTCAGGTCGCATATCTTTGGCTCGTGACGTTACTTTTTTAGCAGCGTCAAGAAAATCACCAAAGTCGGCTTGAGGAGTAAACGGATCAAAAGAAGTCAAATCGGAAATATCAAATGTACCCACACAACGGGCACAAGCGTCATAAAACTGTTGTGACAACGGTTCACCAGGGAACAGCATCTTCCACAGACCGCAAAAGACCAAAAGATAGTCCTTCTTAGTTCTACACAGACGAAGCTGTCCCAAAGCAATAGCACACGATTCAAGCATGTTGCAAATAGTGGAGTCTGATAAAGTACCAGACCCACTCTGCGGCCAAAATGGTGCTTCGGGCGATCGGGTGAGAGGAAGCCCGTCCTCCACCTTCCAATGGCGCTTGAGGTGTTTCCTCGTACGCCGCAATTCATATTGCATCAACTGTCTAATTTCAGATGTAAAAGCCTGCAAGCGCAAAAATATTGCGAAATACAGGCACATCCAAAAAACAGCATACACAAAAAACATTGGAACCAAATCAAGCGATGCAAAAGCACCGAAAGACCCAGAACCGTACAAAACCAATACGTTGTTGATGAAATGAGTAAGCACGAAATGCCACGTTAAACGTGGACAATCCGGCTTCATCATCGACGGTAACAGCCAAACTCCAAAGAAGCAGACTGCTCGTCCAGGAACAGGGTCGGTGAAAACCTCAATAGATCCTGCAACAACACGTAACCATCTTTGTGCCGAACGAGACGGAGAACAAATCTGTATCCCAAATTCCTCGATGAAAGGAGATAAGATGATGACAAGAGACAATGGTAAACCAGAACCTACAAACCACCACGAAATACAGAAAACTGCAAACCAAATCAAACTACGCGCATGCCGCGAATCTTCATGAAACATGAGACCACATGCAGCAAACGTCAAAATGAGAGCAAAAATCGTTGTAAAAATGTGAACAACAAGCCACGGTGGCAAGCCACAGGCCAAAAGTCCACAAAACAAAACCAGAACTCCCACCTTGATGGCGAGAGGTACGACACGAGCCAAAATCCGGCAGTATCCCGCTACACTAGTTAGCGAGTCCTTACCGAAATCCGGTCCACTTAAAAAGTGGTGAAATAGCTGGGTAAATGTTGACCCCCACGTTGGGGGCAATTGTTGCTGGGTAAATGTTGAGTTTGTCCGACCGGAATCGAACGAGTTTTGCCGGGACAAAATCCCGACGAGTGGATTGGTTAGATCCGAGCCATCAGTCGCTTTTTTCTTTTGAGTTGTATTTTTCATGTTTGTTGATTGATGGAGATGTAAAACACCTAGCGAACGAGCTTTTATTCTGATGAAGCTCTTAACGGGTCCGCTGGTCGGGTCTCAGGGACGGCAAAATCCCTTCTCCCACCAGTACACTTGAACCGTATACGCCAAATATACCAGTGCGCGCATGTATGACGAAGTAGGGGACCACCATAGTCCTTGCCTTGCCAAATACTATCATCGCGCAATCATTGGCTCGCACCAATGATCCCTAAAAAGGGCCCAGTTCCGCCTAGTGTGCTCATAAGGTTGGAGTCACTCGCGAACTAGGTGTTTCTGGGAAGAGTCTCTCCATACTCCCCCCAGACCCCCTAACCCAAATTAATGGTATACTAAGTTTGTGGGAACTATAGTACTAAATAGGAGGATTTAAATTCACACAGAAAGGTTGGGCAGTACCACCTCTGAGAAATGGTCATTTGGTTAAAGAAGTGTGAAAACCCACAGTCCCTTTATAGTTGGGAAACTTGTTGAACTGTAAGGTGTCCAAAACCAAGAGTTTAACGTCATCTTGGACGGAATTTTTAACGTTTATTCAAAACGTGCGGTAAACCGCAATGACCCCTTTAAAAGGGCCACCTGACGAACAGATGTTCAAAGCGTTTGTGGGAACGACAATTGATTAACGTCAGGATTTACTTGCACTGTTAAATATTGATGCACCGAACGGGTATGATCGGAGCATTGGTTAAAGATAATGCAAGTCCCACATGGGTAACTATTGAGTCCAAAAGAACTTGGATTTAGATTGCTAAAAACACATGGTTAAAGATTACCAACACTGAGTAACAGCATTGGGTCTCGCTCCACATGCAGAAAACACCAAACTAATGATGAGTTCTTAGAAACAGCCAGCTAGCTGGTCAATGCCTAGACATCGACAGACTCCCCTGGTTTAAAACCAG